GGTCGATGAACCGCTGCATGTGCTTGAGGCGCGCCTTGATCGCCTCGGCGCTGGACTGTTTCGAGCCATGCTCGAGGTAATAGTCCAGCAGCGCCATGCTGACGTCGTAGACCGCCTGGTCTCGCGTCGTCGGCCGGAAGGTCGCAAGGTAATGCTCATCCAGAACGTCGCAGGCTAGTCGAACGTCATCTGTGCCCGTCGTCTTCCGGCACTGGCGTCCGCGCTCTTTGTCGTACCACCAGATGTAGAGGTTGCCGCTCTTGGGCTTTCCGTCTCGCCCACGCTCAAAATCGAGCCAAAACGATCCGCGCTGGTAGATGCCGCCTTTAATGATTGTCGCCTCCGTGCGTGTTCCTTCAAGAGTTCTGCCTTGGCCTCGCTGATGCGTTCGATGATGCCGAGCGAGACGATGGTATCGAGCATCTCCGGCGTCAGATGGATGCCCTTGCCGCGCTCCGCGGCGCGGGTGAGTTTTCGGTCGAGATCGATCAGGGCGGACATGTTTGAGCCTCCTGCATGGCGTCGCAGATTTTCTGTGCGCAGGTCAGCGTCAGCTCCTGCTGACGGCGCGTGGCCTGGGCGAAAGGCGAGCTGTAAATGGTCCGGGTGATCTGGTCGGCGATGCGCTCCAGCGTGTCGGCGCCGGGTGCTGCCGCTTCCTGCCGCCATGGGCCGATGTGTGCAGCGGCAATCACGGGCGAAGCCTCCGCATGGTGATGCAGGCGGGATCGACGGTCAGGACCGACTGGATGATTTCCGTCGCCTGCTCCTGTGTCAGTACGCTGAGCATGGTCTCGCACCAGAACTCGACCGGCAGGCCGTTGTGGTGGCTGGCATCGCCCCACGAATATGTGACCTCGACCCGCGTGCGATCGGGGAACCAGCCGATGATCGTGAGGGCCGGACGGTGGGCTTCGTCGTGGTCGAGCATGGCGCTGATGAGCAGGCCATCAGGCCCGGCGAAGGTGCGGGTGCTGTCACTCATGCGGAGAGCCTTTCGATCAGCATGGCGAAGATGGTGAGGAGGCCGAGCCTCAGTGCTTTTGACGGCGCCGGTCCTGCCGACCTGTGACGACGCAGCCGGACGGTCACAGCAGGCGTGTCGAGCGTCGGCATGGCAGTGTCGCGCTCAAGCTGACGACGGTTGTGGTAAAGGTGAAATGGCTCGTGCATCAAGCTGCCCTCCGTGCCGTATCACCGAGGCCGAGACGGCGGCGAATGGCTGCCAGTTCCTCGCGCTCCGCGTCGGTGAGGGTGTCGGAATTTTCCGCCTGGGCGCGGGCACGGCGTTCCAGTTCGTCCTGCCATTGCAGCAGGCGCTGAAGCCGCAACCGGCGGCGCGTAATCTCCACGGCGGCAATGGCGCGGATGCGCCCGCCGGTGGGAAACCAGTCGTCCCGCTCAAGGCCGGAGAGGCGAATTTCCTGAACGGCTGTGCGCAGGATGTCGGCGGGAATATCCGCAATTTCTTCCAGCATTGCCCGCACCCGGCCTTCGCCGTCTGCCCCGGGCATGCGCGCCGCATTTTTCGACAGTCGCAACATGCCGATGAGGCTGAGCGCTTCCTGCCGGGCAGCGGGTTGCAGCCCGCTGTGCGCATGGGCGATGGCTCTGGAAACGGCGTCCAGCGCGGCGGGAACGGCCGCTTCGGGTACGTGGGGCAGGCCAAGGAAGGTGCTGCTCTCCAGATAGCCTTCAGGCTCCCATTTCAGCCTCAACGGCTCGTAGGATCGGATCGCTGAACCCGGCTGGGCTCGGGGTCTCATGGGGGCGCTCGAAGCGCGGCTGGCGCAGGATCCAGCGGCGGAAATCAGCCGACCAGTCAGCGCTGAGAATTCCACGGCTGCGGTAGTGGGCGACGAATTCATGGGTGATCCTCGTGAGTTTTTCAGGCGACCAGGCAGAGCCCGGCGTGTTCGTGGCGACAAAGGCGAGATCGTCGGGCGAGGGCCGCCAATCGGGAGAAATCGGTTTTCGGGGAAGCGCTGGCGGATGCTGCCGCTGCAGCTCCTGCGCAGTATCGGCAGCAGCGTTAGCTGATGCTGATACGTATGGTGACTGTGATGGTCGGGCCGTTTGCTGGCCTTGTGTTGGGGCGTTTGCTGGCCCGTTTGTTTCAAAATGTGTTGAACATGTGTTGGCGCTGCGTTGCCTCCGGCTGGCAGCGGATGCCTTGCCCGCCCGGCGACGCTTTTCGATAATCTCGTCCGTGCGGGTGAGTTCGGCATCGACGCGCTTGTGGCGGTAGCCATCCTCATGCTGCATGAAGAACTGGAGGATGACCGCACGCGAAGCGGACCACTCCCTGCTGCTCAGGCCTGCAATGCGCGCCAGGCGCGTTTCATCCAGCGGAAGCTGCCCGTTGTTCGTCCAGGCATGCATGATGAGCAGCAGGTAGGCTCCATGCTCCGTGGTGGAGAGGTGGCGCGTGTCGGCCAGATAATCGGCCACGTACAGTGGCATCCAGGCGCGGCCCTCGCTCATGGCGTGCCTCGCTGACTGGCGGGGATGGGGAGTAATTTGGGCAAGGTTCGTCCTTTCCCGCCCGTGGGGTTCGGGCAGGTTTGAATTTCGGTCAGGTGTCAGGGAGGGAGTTGAGGAGCGTCAGCCGGTGTCGGCGATTCTCCCATCGGCGGCCGGCGGCAGTGGCGACGGCTGGTCGTCATTCGCCGGGGGAGGGGCGAAATCGTTTGCGGGCTGGTATGCCCTGATCGGCAGGCAGATCGCCGGGTTCGGTCTGGCCGACGGGCGGATGGTTCGCAGGATCTCCATACCCACCACAAATACATGGCCGCAGGCCATCAGCTCACGGCAGTGGTAATAAATCTCGCGGTAGGTCTCGGTGGTCTTTCCCGCGCTGCGGGCGAACGCCCGCGTGCCGCAATGCGGGCAGCGGATGTGCGGCAGGCGAGGGGCGGGGCGGGTCATCGCACGGCCTCCTTTTCCGTTGGGTTGGGCGCGAGGTCGAGAGCGATCAGGCTTTTCTGAAGCGCCTCGATGGCCTCGACGATTTCAGCGGCGGCTCTGGCCTTGTCTCGCTGGTGGGCATGAGGCGAACCGGCCAGCACCAGTGCGTGCATTGCCTCGCCCGTTTCCTTTGCCGCTGCGGCAGTCGTGTGGATGAGGCACGGCTGGCTCAGGCGTGCGCGCTCGGACTCCCGGTCGAGCTGCAGGGCGTAGGATTCGAACAGCGGCGTGCCGGTGCCGCCAGCCGCTTGAAAGGCCAGATCGAGCCGCAGCGCGTCTTCTACGGAAATGCAGGGCTCGGTGTCGGGATCGGACCAGTTGCGGATGGTTCGTTCTGCCACCTTCCGGGCGTCGGTGCTGAGAGCTGCCGAGCATCCATCCCAGCCGATGTGGGCGGCAATCCGTGTAATGGCGTCGCAAAACGACGCGGGCGGGCGAACTTTGGTCATGCAACACTCAACAATGGCGCTTGGAACTGGAAGGCGGACCTCATGGCTATGACGGCGCTTGCGGGAGGCGGCCAAAGACAAAGCCCTCGAAGGCGATGGCCGTACGAATGATGCCGTCGCCGTCCTCTGGTGTTTCGAGCAACTGGCTGGCCATGCGCAGGCAGGTCCAGCGCCGGTCGAGAACGTCTTCGGTGGCAGCTTCGATATGGCTGACGAAAGCCTGTGCCCGGTCGAGGATCTGCTGCGGGTCGCCGCCTGCATCGGCAGCCATCCGCAGGCATTCCATTCGGGTGCGGACTTGCCTCATGCCGAGCCCCATGGTGATGAGGCGCGGCGGCTCCGGAGTTCGGTGTTCGCTCATGGGTATTGCTCCTGCCTTGCGGTAACATGCGCGAGCGCGAGCCGTGGTTCGGCCTCTTCGCCGCGTTGCAAATCGGGTTGCCGTTCGCACGGGTCTTTACTGCCGGGTTTTGTTACGTCTCCGGGGGCGGGGACGAAGGGCGGCAGATCGATGGGGTAAATGTCAGGCCGAAGCAGGTGGCGTGAGACGCCATACAACCGCTCGGCCGTGAGCACATATTCAGCGGGGAGCTCTTTAGATTTGCGGAGCCATTTCCAGACAGCGGCCTGCGTGACGTTTAAGCTTCTGGCAAAGGCCGACTGCGAACCTGCGTTCAAAACCGCCTGCTGCAAGGCTTCATATGGTGTTGGCTGCGTAATCATGATCACACAGCTACAACCATAGTTGTTTGCTCGTCAACAACTAATTTTCCCTATCGGGCAACAACCAAAGTTTTAGAATGGGGGCATGACAATAGGTGACCGCATTGCCGCGCGGATGGCAGAACTGGGGATCTCCCAGTCCGAGCTCGCCAAAAAAGTAGGGGTGAGCCAGCAGGCCATTGGCAAGCTGGTGAATGGCCATGTCCAGACTTCTCGCCATCTTCACGTGATAGCGCGCGAGCTAGGCACAACGCCTCAGTACCTAACTGGCGAAACTGAAGATCCTTCGGAAGGCGCACTGCCAACACCGACACCGGAGCAGATCGCCGATCAGCTCGATGTGGTTCTCGTGCCTGAATTAGCGCTGGGCTATTCCATGGGCGGCGGATCGGTCTTTACTGAGTTCCAGAAGCTGGGCGTCGTGCCGTTTCAAAAGGCATGGCTGCGCGGCAGGACGGGCGGCAACTTCTCTGATCTATTTGTAGCGCGCGGCGAGGGAGACTCCATGGAGCCGACCCTGCGCGACGGCGACATCATCCTGATCGACACCAGTCAAAAAGAGATTAACCGCCAAGACGCCATCTGGGCGCTGTCCTACGGCGAGCTCGGCATGATCAAGCGCGTCCGCAAGCTCCCGGCAGGCGGCTATCAGATCAACAGCGATAACCGCTCAGTAAGCCCCATCGAGGCATACGATGGCGAGATGCAAGTCATCGGCCGCGTGATCTGGATCGGCCGGTGGGTTTAGTTAAACAAGAGCTAGCGTCTGCGGCCCATATTCATATGGGCGGTAAAAATACTGTTGCGAGTTGAGCGCGTCTATTTCAAATAATTGTATTGAAATTTTTATAATCAGATAATTTTTACTGTGAAAATTAAAAAATATACCGCAATCTATTATTTTTTTTGTTTTAATTGGGAGGGCGATGTGGATACGCCAGCTTCTTCTATGAAAAGCAACTATGATCTGGTTGTTGTAATCGCTGAAGCGGCTCAAAAATCTTCAAGATTGTCTCTAATTATGACAGTTATTTCTTTTCATGGGTGGGGCCGGATAAGTATATTATTCTTGATGGTGGCAGCATTTCCGGCATCAGTGTTATTAATGAATAAATTATACTATAGTTCAATTTATCATGGGTTTTTTTTACGTTTTATAGTAAGTATTTCTATAGTAGTAGCTTGTAGTATTTATTTTGACTTCTTAATATATGGTAAGAAAGGCATATTCCCCGAATATAAAAAAATTATTATGCATTATAGTCGGCGTTATAGGTTTAGCAGATATCTGATATTTAGGCAGATTTTAATGGATGCTAATGTTGGTGTGGCGGAGATACAGAGGGCTAGAGATATAATAGAAGCGGATATAGAGCTATCTAGGAAGCTCTATGGAAAAATAGGAACTGTAGAATCCTATTTTATATCAATAGTTGTAAGTTTTTCAACATCTGCATTAGTAGTTGGTATAGATAAAAGAGTTGATATTGACTTTTTTGAATTATTTGAAGATGTTTTTCTTCTGCTTAATATAGCTCTACTTATTTATTTGTTTAGAAATGATATATATAATCCAGAGTATAAAAGATCAGAGTTAATATGGTTTCTCGATAGATATGAAAAAGATCTCCCAAGTGGCTTAGTTGAGTGTTAAGTTCAGAATGTTGTTGATTTAAAATAGAATAAAAATTTCAATTACGGAGCCGTCTCTAGCCGGAGATCCGTGGTAAACCCGCCGTTGCTGTCGAGCCGGTGGCTTACCTCGGTGATGAGCCACGTGGCGGCGTTGATCTCTGGCTTAAAGCCAGTCACCCGAACCCGCTGCTCCGGGTAGGCGTCCGGTCTTCCATAAGCGAGCTGCAGATCAAGGCTGGCGGGCGTGCGCTTCAGCCGGTCACGTTCGGCAATGGCGGCCTGTTTGGCCTCGGCTTCGCTAGCGTAGGTCTTGCGCAGGCGCTTGGCTCCTTGTTGCTCTCCCACGGTCACCGACTGGCGTTTTGCGTCGCCCTTGTCATGCCAGTAGGCGGTGACGCCTGCCTGCTCGTCCCGCGTCTGGCGGGACCAGCGGTGTCGATCGCCATCCGTGCGACGGATGGTCAGCAGCGGAATCGGCTTTCCGCCCGGCGTCGTGCCGGCTCCCTTGCGGGTGAAGATCAGACAGCCGGCCTTGATCGTCGCGACAGCGTCGTGTTCGGCCCCTAGGCGGCGCAGGAAAGCCGTGTCGCTTTCCCGGCTCTGGCTGAGGGTCGGCACGGCGACGCGCGCCAGAGCAGGCGCTATGCGGGCGGCAAGGCCATTGCGCCCGGCGATGTCGGTCAGGACGCTGCCAAGCGTCGTGTCGTGCCAACTCTGCTCGCGGCGCAGGCGGATGGCGCTGGTGAAGTCGGCCGCCCGGGCGCGCAGCGTGATCTCGTCGGGCGGGCCGGAATGCTCGATCTCGTCCACCTTGAAGCTGCCCTTGCCGACGAGGCCGGGCGTGACGTCGCTGCCCTGCTTCCAGCCCAATGCCAGCGTCAGCACAGCGCCGGGGCGGGGCAGGGCAAGACCGCCGTCCGTATCCTCGAGGACGATGTCGAGCTGGTCGGCCTCATCGCCGCGCTTCTCAGACAGGGACAGCGAGCGAAGGCGCGGGCGCATCTTGCCGGTCAGGTCTTGGCCTTCCAGCGTCACGCGCCAGTCGGGGATGTTGTGACGGTATTCGGTCATGCCGTGGCCTCTGCTTCGCCCAGCGGATCGGCCACGCGCATCAGGTCGAGCGCGAAGTCGATGCGGCGCGGGCGGCCGTTGTCGTGGAAGGCCGTCTGGCGCTCATCGAGGGCGGTGATGACGTAGGAGCCGAGCACGGTGCCGCTGCCATCCACCAGCGGGAGGGCCTCGCCCTGGTCGGCCATCTCGCGCAAGGAGGCGAGGGAGGCCGGGCCGTCGGCAATCTCGGTGTAGACTGCGCCTTGCAGGCAGATGGTGTCCTCGCCGGGGCCGACGAACTGCGCCGCATCGCGTGCGCCGATCCGGCCGGAGCGGGCGTGCCGCCAGTCCATGCGCCGCTGCAGCTCGCTGTAAGCCAGCGAGGGGATCTCGAAGACGAAAAGGCCGAGGGCCATCAGGTGCATGTTCGGTCCTTTATCGGTTGTCGCTGAAGGTGCGGCCGGAGCGGTCGCGCTCGATCCGTTCGATCGCGCTGCGCACGGCGCGCTCGACGTCGACCGGGTTGGAGCCGGTGACGTTGATAGTGAGATTGTAGGTGTTGACGCTTGCCGGTGTGGCGCCAGCCGCCGGGAACCGGGCCGGTGCCGCTGCGGCTGTCGTTGCCGGCGGCACAGCGACGGCCCGCTGGGTCGGTGTGGGCGTTCCTCGAGCCAGAGCCTGAGCAAGTTGATCCGAGCTGGCCGCTGCCGGGTTGGCGGCCATCAGCGCCGGTGCGGTGATGCCGACGGCCATGGCGCGCGTCAGCTGGCCGGAAAGGCCACGAACGCGGCTTACGGGATTGCGCGCGTTCGCCTCGAGCCCCTCATCGAGGCCGTCCATGATGTCACCGCCAATCCGCATGAAGACCCGGCTGGGCGACTTGATGCCCAGCGCCTTGCGGATCGGCTCGGGGATCAGATTCGCCAGCAGCTTCAGCTTGCCGACCAACCAGTCTTTCTGGCTCCACAAGCCATTCCATAGGCCAGAGAGCAGGTTCTTTCCAACGGTGGACAGCTTGTCCGGTATGTCGATGCCGAGCCAGTTCAGCAGCTTGGCGAAGCCCTGGTAAAGGATGCCGAGAGGGGAGAAGTCAGCAAGCGTGCTGAGGATGTTGTCAATTCCGCTTTGGAAGAAGGCGGTCACCTTATTCCAGAGCCCTTTGACCCATGGCCCGATGGTGTCCCAGTTTCGATAGATCAGATACACCGCGCCTGCGAGCAGGGCGATGATCGCCAGAATAGGGTTGGCCATGATTGCTGCACCAACGAGGCGGATGCCGGTCGCAACGCCGCCAAAGCCAGCCTTGAGCAAGGGTAGCAAAGGCTTAAGCTTGGTGAAGCCAAAGGACAAAACGGCCCAGCCCCGTCCGACGGTGCCAGCGACAATCCCCAGCGCGCCGAGGCCGATCAACAATGGCCCAAGCACACTGGCGATGATCATCAAGGTGTTGGCCAGCTTGGGGTTGCGATCGGCCCATGCCGAGATCCGGTCAGCCAGCGCGCCGACCCGGTCAGCGGCTTCGACGATCAGGGGCAGCAGCCGGTCGCCCAGCTTGACCTTCATTACCTCGACCCGGTTGCTCGCGATCTGCAGCTTGGCCGAAGTCGTGCCCATGCGGGCCAGGAACTCCTCGGCCATCGAGCCGGTGTAGGCGCTGGCATCGCCGACCAGCTCGAGGCGCTTCTTCAGGTCGTCGAGATTGGTCAGCATCGGCGCGATGGCCGTGACGCTTTCCGAACCGAACAGCTCGGTCAGGATCGAGGTCTGGTCCTCTCCCTTCAGCTGACTGATGCGGGTCAGCACGTCGGTGATTGCGCCGCTCGCGTCAGTCTGCATCCGCTTGGCCAGGTCGGTGGTCGAGAACCCGAGGCGCTTGAAGGCTTCAGACTGCGCCTTGGTTGCGGCAGCGCCCTTGGTCATGGCCAGCAGCATGTTCTTAATGCCAGTCCCGGCAACGTCGCTGGGCACCTTGACCGCGTCCAGCGTGGCGGCCATGGCCGCGATCTGCCCACCCGCCAGACCGGCGACCTGCCCGAGCGGGCCGATGCGGGTGATAGTCTCCGAAATCGCCGCGGTGTTACCGCCCATCTTGTTGGTCAGCGCATTGATCTGGTCGGAGAGCGCGCGAACGCCGTCCTGGCTGAGGCCGAAGCTCGTTCGCCAGGCGGCCATCTGCTCCCCGGCTGCCTCAGCGGGGAGGTTGAAGGCAATGGCCATCTTGGCGGCGTCTTCTGCGAAGGCTCCAAGCTCGCCCTTGGCGATGCGCGCCTCGGCACCGGCCGCCTTGATCACCATGAGCTGCTGAGGTGTGAGCGGGAG